AAAACCTGCATCAAGTGGTGGTGATTCATCAAGTCGTGCTGCTGATATCATTGCTATGATTCGTAAGCGTAATAATCAGCAATAAGGGGATAAATCATGGGTAAGGCATTCGATATTAGTAAATTTCGAAAAAGCCTTACCAAGTCCATTGACGGGCTTGGTATTGGCTTTAACGATCCCACTGACTGGGTTTCTACAGGCAATTATGCTCTAAACTACTTAATCAGTGGAGACTTTTTCAAAGGTGTTCCTTTGGGTAAGGTCACTGTATTTGCTGGTGAAAGTGGCGCAGGTAAGAGTTATATCTGTAGCGGTAACCTCATTCGTCATGCTCAAGATCAAGGTATTTTTGTGGTTCTTATTGACTCGGAAAATGCTCTTGACAAAGATTGGTTAGTGAGATTAGGTGTAGATACAGATGAGTCTAAACTGCTCAAACTCAACATGGCCATGATCGACGATGTGGCAAAAACCATCAATGAGTTCATGAAAGAATACAAGGCAATGCCTCAAGAAGAGCGTCCTAAAGTTCTTTTTGTCATTGATAGCCTCGGTATGTTACTAACTCCAACTGATATCAATCAGTTTGAAGCAGGTGATTTAAAAGGTGACATGGGTCGTAAACCCAAGGCACTAACCGCATTGGTGCGAAACTGTGTAAACATGTTTGGAAGTCACAATGTGGGCTTGGTCTGTACAAATCATACCTATGCCAGTCAAGATATGTTTGATCCAGATGATAAAATCTCAGGTGGTCAAGGTTTTATCTATGCGTCATCAATTGTTGTAGCAATGAAAAAACTCAAACTCAAAGAAGATGAGGATGGCAACAAGGTAAGTGATGTATTAGGCATTCGTTCAGCCTGTAAAATCATGAAAACTCGATATGCTAAACCATTTGAGTCGGTTCAAGTTAAAATTCCTTATTCAACAGGCATGGCACCTACCTCAGGGTTGGTGGATATGTTTGAAAAGATGGGGGTATTGACAAAACAAGGAAATAAGTTACAATATGTCAGTAGGCGAACAGGAGAGATTTCAGCAGAATTTCGTAAGAATTGGACTGAAGAAAAACTCATGATGATCATGGCAGAGTGGGATCACACTGCTCAGGTCGTACCTATCACTAACGAAGAAACCACAGAGGCAGAATAATGGAAGAAGCACTAATCATTGAAGTTTGGGACACTTTTAAAGATTATATTCCTGAGAAAAATCGAGACACAGCAGCAAATCATTTTATAGATTTTCTATTAGGTAGAGATGTTGATACCAAGACCTTAGAAGGTATCATGGGATTTGACCCTCATCTGGACAATGCTATCGAATTGGTCATTGAAGAACAAAACCAAGACGATGACAAAGACGAATATGATGAGGATGGTTATGACTATGAGGATGATGAGGACTATTGATGAAATGGTATTCAAGAGTCAGCAAGGATCTTGCGTCTTTGCCTGACTGTATTGACTATTTCTATCAAGAACTAGACTCAGCCAAAAAAGAATCCAAAATAATTGGGAATATTGAAAAGGCATCTGCGGCTCTTCCTGGTATTGTTGAACATAGATTCAACCAACTTCAAGAAATTGAAGCAATATTAGAATATCTTAATATTGAACTTAGGAGGACTCGCAGCCGTGTCTTTAAAAAGTATTTTGAAAACTATCAACGTGCTCTTAGTTCAAGAGATGTTGAAAAATATGTAGATGGCGAAGATGATGTTGTTGATATGGAAAAAATCATAAATGAGTTTGCTATGTTGCGTAATCAATGGTTGGGTATTGTCAAAGGCCTTGATATTAAAGGTTATCAATTAAACAACATTATCAAATTAAGGACTGCTGGTCTTGAAGATATCACACTCTAATACACTTACTGTAGAATCACTAATTCATACTCTACACCAATGTGGTCGATCTAAGGTCAAGCCCTACGATTATAAAATTATCGAAAGCATCAGTATGAATTTTTCATACACTGCTCAAGGTATGACTGAAAAACAGGCCAATCTTGTGTTAAAGATTTTGAAAAAGCATGTTGATACTTTAAATGACGCTTACAAATATGACGTAATGCCATTTATTCTAAATCCTACCTATAAATTTCCATTGAGAATCTCAATTACCAGTTCAACAATAGAATTAATTGAGGATCGACAAGGACGTAAGACCATAAGTTTGAAATTTCCCTACAAGGAAGAAATTATCAAACTGATCAAAGACAGGAATTTAAAAACCTTAGCGAGATCTTGGAACGCTGACACACGATCTTGGGAACTTAGCCTTGACACTGAGGCATTACGCCTCTGTATGACCTTGGTTGATCAATATCAATTTACCTACGAGCCCATTTTTCAAAATTATTTTGACCAAATTAAAAATATCGAGCAAAATTTTGAAAATTATGTGCCCATGGTAGATTATGTTGATGGAAAATACCAATTTCGCAACACACCACCACAAATTCCACAATTAAATCATGAAGATTTACAACATAGCCTGTTCCAAGCACGGCGTTATGGAATTTTTACTTGGTCAGATGAGGTGGAAAAAGAAATGTCAAAGGCCAATCTAAGTAGTTTGACCTTGGATTTTTTAAAGCATACAAAAAATGAAGAATTTGTGATAAAATTGGAAGATTTTACCCCAGATTCTTTGGAAAATCTTGTAAAATATCTCCTTCCTTGTATGATTTTTATCCCGGCTGGCAGCGAACTAACTAGAACACGTCATGCTTTTGACATGCTACAAAAAGCAGGTGTTGAAAATAGACAAATTTCCACAATGTTTAGGTTATCCAACGATACTCACAGCAGTTTTAACAAATATATCAAAGAAAATGGCCTGAACAGTCCTATCACAGAAGATACCAAGGCTGTGTTAGTCAGTCAAAAAATTCCTAAAACTGTTTTTCAGTCGGATTTGAAATTCCCTACTGCTATAGTATATAATAGATATCACGCACACTACGCAACTAAAGATTTTATGAGGACTTTTCAAAATAAACTGGAAATTTTTGACTCTGTGTCACCTAAGAAAACTGAAAATTCTATGGATTGGTTGTTAGATGTCTAAGACCACACAATTAAAAATTCTTGATGAAGTCAATTGTAAGTTTCTAAACCTCGATCTTGATACTAGAAAAGCATTGGTAAAAAAATTCAAGTTAGAAGACCCTACAGCAAGGTTTAGACCGGCTTATAAACTGGGTAGATGGGACGGAACGGTGAGTTTTTTTGGTATAGGTGGCACTACCTATATTTCAATTCTTCCTCGGATCTTAGAGTACCTTGAAGAACGAAACTACTATATAGAGATAGAAGATCATAGATCCCCAATAGACTTAAAATTCCCTGAAATTTCTGGTGATTTTTGGGGTGATAAGTGCTGGCCTAAAGGACATAGGTTTGAAGGACAACCCATTCGTCTGCGCGAGGATCAAGTTGAAGTGATCAATAAGTTTTTACAAAATCCTCAGAGTCTACAAGAAATTGCCACTGGCTTTGGAAAAACTATAACCACCGCAACTTTGGCAAAAATCTGTGAAAAATACGGAAGAACTATTACTATTGTGCCAAATAAAAGTTTAGTAGAACAAACAGAAGAAGACTTTCGTAACTGTGAATTAGATGTTGGAGTATACTACGGTGATCGTAAAGAATTGGGTAGGACACATACTATAGCAACTTGGCAAAGTTTGAATATTTTAGAGAAAAAATCACATGATGATAACGAACTTTTAAGCCTTGCTGAGTTTTTAGATGGTGTTGAAGCAGTCATAGTTGACGAAGTTCATATGGCCAAGGCTGATGTGTTGAAAAAATTATTAACGCAAAACTTAGGCAGAACACCTATTCGTTGGGGACTTACAGGAACCATACCAAAAGCCGAAATTGACTTCGAAAATATTCGTTGTTCCATAGGAGATGTAGTTCACCGTGTGGCAGCACATGAACTACAAGAAAAAGAAATCCTTAGTAAGTGTCATGTTCAGGTTATTCAAACTGCTGAACACAAGGAATTTCGAAGTTACGCAGAAGAATTAAAATATTTGGTTACTGATGAAGTAAGAATGATGTATATAGGTAATCTTATTCAAAAAATATCACAATCAGGCAACACACTTATATTAGTAGATAGAATTGAAACAGGAAATTTTTTAACAGAAAGGTTAGTAGATAGTGTATTCATATCAGGAAGAGTCAAAACCAAAGATAGAAAAGAAGAATATGATGAAGTTGCGATTACTGATAACAAGATTATTGTGGCGACTTATGGTGTGGCCGCTGTGGGTATTAATATCCCTCGTATTTTTAATTTGGTTTTGGTGGAATCCGGAAAAAGCTTTACAAGGGTTATACAATCAATTGGGAGAGGCATTAGACGGGCTGAGGACAAAGACTTCGTCCAAATCTGGGACTTGACAGCAAGCACCAAATATGCTAAAAAGCATTTAACAGAAAGGAAAAGATTTTATAAAGAAGCGCAATATCCTTTCACTATTGAGAAAGTAACATATTAATAATGCAAATACTAACACTAGATAATAAGACATTCTACCTTAACGAATTGCCTGATGAAATAGATAACGATTTAAGATTCGCTGTCTTAGATAATAGCGATGCTGCTAATCCGGATTATTTTTTTGTACCTTTAATTTTTTTAGAAAGTTTTACCGGGCCTGCTGTAGTTTTAAAAATAGGCGATCATGAAGTTACTATGCCTGTAGATTGGTGTACTATTGTAGGTGATACCGAGGGTCCAGAAATGGAAGTTCTTCCTCTTACTAGTTTGAATGATAGAGGATTTAAAACTTTTTGTTTCAATCCATTAGGAAGTTTTAGACCAGAATTTCACGATATAGATATTATAGATGTATATCAAGATGTCAAATGGTATTTTCCTAAAATGAGAACAGGTCAACTTCTATGTACACCTTTACATTCAGGAAAAAATCCTCTTTGTGCATATTTTGTAAAAGATATTAATAGACAAAGTGAAATAGTAAATTATTCAAAAGTTTGGTGATGACAAAAATTTTTGAAAGTCCAGATGGAGGACATACAATTTATGTAAGAGAACCTGGATCATCTGAAAAAACGCTTTATAGTATAGATGAAGTTGCAATAGACAGAATTAATTACAGAGAATGGAATAAAATTTGGTTGGAAAAAAATAAAAATCCTTCTTTGAAAAAGGCAGTGGATACAGTTATAATGATTTACCGTATGAGCAAAGAAAATGAGCAAACCTAGTGATAAGATTAAAAATAGCCGTCGTAGGCTAAAAGATGAAAATGCTGTGGCTAAACAGGTTAAGATAGCCAAAGCATATAATATTCCCGTAGATGAACCTCACAAGTTAGCAAAACATCATGCCACTAACTGTGGTAACCCGAAATGCATAATGTGTGGAAATCCTAGACGTATGTTCAAAGAATTGACCACTCAAGAACGCAGATTTTATCAAGATATTGATACACAAAGAGACAAACACAGCAATGGAATTAATAAAGATGAAGAAAGCAAGTAAAAAACAATCTTCATTACCTATATCACAAATTATCAAACAAATTGACAATAGAAACTATGATTTTTATAATTCGTTAGATGATAAAACTAAAAAAGAAATAAGTCCCTATGTATTAATGAGATTTATGTCAAATGCAGACGGAGATAGCGAAATACAAGAATGGTTTTTAGAAAGAACAAATGAGTTTATAAACAAAAACCATTGGACTTTAAGCAAGGATCATAAAGGACTTCTTTGGAAACTGTATGCTTCTCTAGGTGCCGGAATGCCTGTTCAACATCCATACCTTCCAATTCAAAAAATAGAACTCAATAAGATTGAAATATTGTTAGGAGAGATTCATCCAACAATGAAACTTGAAGATATTAAATTCTTAGCAAGTATGATGACAGAAGACGATAAGGAAGAATTATTTGACAAAATGGGGTTAGATAATGAAGAAAGGAAACGATACATTTAATGATTTCTTTAGTGAATCAACCATTTAAATGTCTGCACTGCGGGAAAAGTTTTATGAAAGAAAAAACCTGCTTTGCTCATATATGTGAACAAAAACGTAGAGCCATGCAGGAAAACGAAAAACGTGTTCAGGCAGGTTTTTTGGCATTTAATAGATTTTTTCAAATCACACAAGGTAGTAAAAAACCAAAATCTTATGAGGACTTTTGTAAAAGCAACTACTACAATGCATTTGTTAAATTTGGAAGTTTTATTAATAATGTTAATCCACTGTACCCTGATAAGTTTATAGACTATGTTATGAAAAGCGGAGTAAAGATAGACCATTGGTGTAAAGATGAACTCTACGATGCATATCTTTACGAAATGTTAAAGCAAGAACCTGTCGAAAGTGCTGTGCAGAGATCATTGACAACTATGATGGAATGGGCCAATGAACATGCCGCAGAATTTGCTCATTATTTTAATTATGTAAGTTTGAGCAAGGCTGTACATGATATAAGAAACGGAGGAATAAGTTGTTGGGTCTTATTAAATTGTAAATCAGGTAAAGATATGTTGACAAAAATGAGTGATGAACAATTAGAAATGATCAGTCCAGCATTTGATATAAAATATTGGCTTTATAAATTTAATCAAAATCCAGCAGATGTAGCATTAGTAAAAGAAATTTTAGATGAGGTAAAAATTAAATGAGGTTAGAAGGATTTGTAGAAAAAGGTTGGGGTCATGAATATATTTTTGCCACTAATGAATTATATTGCGGAAAACTATTAAAGTTTAATCAAGGTGCTAAATTTTCTATGCATTTCCATAAGGAAAAAGATGAAACATGGTATGTGCTAAATGGCAAATTTGTTGTTAAATTAATTAATACTACAACCTCAGAACAATATCAACATGAATTAAATCAAGGTGACACTTGGCGTAACAAACCTCTAATGATTCATCAATTAATTTGCTTAGAAGAAGGTACTATTATAGAAGTTAGCACCCCAGATAGCGTAGAGGATAATTATAGAGTAGCACCAGGGGATAGCCAAGTTGTTACACAATACTCAAGATAAATTTAGAATAGTTATTAATGGAACTTTTGACATCATCCATTTAGGACATTTGAGACTTCTTTCTTACGCCAAAACAAAAATTAATAGTTTTGTCTATGTCTTAATAGATAGTGATAGAAGAGTTAAGGAACTAAAGGGAAAACAACGTCCTTATAATAATGAATATGAAAGGTCCACTTTATTATTTTCATTAAAATCAGTTGATAGAGTTGACATATTTGATAGCGATAAAGAATTAGAAAAACTGATAGAAAATTTTGAACCAGACTTAATGATTAAAGGCAGTGACTATAAAGACAAACCTATAATAGGTTCAAAATTTTGTAAAGAGATAGAATTTTATGATAGACTCGAAAAATACTCCAGTACCCAAAAAATTCAAGATATTATTAATAGGAGATAGTTGCCTTGATGAATATTACATAGGCACTTGTGATAGATTAAGCCCTGAGGCTCCTGTTCCTATAATAAAAATATCAGAGCATACTACATCACCGGGCATGGCGGCAAATGTAAAAAAGAATTTAGAAACCTTAAAACAAGAAATTGATTTTTATACCAATGATAGAACTATTAAAAAAACAAGATATATTGATAAACGATCAGGTCAACACCTATTACGTGTAGATGATGAACCAAAATTAACTCCCTTAAATGGTAATCTTATAATGTTTAAAATTCGTAAGAAATACGATGCAATAGTTATTTCAGATTATAATAAAGGGTTTGTTTCTTACGAACATATAGAAAGATTTATTAAAGAGGCTAAAGTTCCAGTCTTTATCGACACCAAAAAAGTTGACCTCGCCAGATTTGAAGGTGCTATAATTAAGATTAACTTATATGAATTCAATAGGTTGATTTCAACTCCTAAAGATTTAAAAGGCTTAATAGTTACTAATGGTGAAAATGGGGCTATGTATAATTCTAAACATTATCCAGCTAAAAAAGTAGATGTCAGTGATGTATGTGGTGCAGGCGATACCTTTTTAGCATTTTTGGTATATGGATATTTAGAAAGCAATGGAAATATGGATTATGCTATAGAACTAGCAATTAAGGCGGCAAGTGAAAGTGTTAAACATAGAGGAAATTACGCTCCTAAATTAGATGAGGTAATTTCACATGCCTGATATTGATATAGATTTTGCAGATCGTAATAAAATTCTAAATATTATTAAACACATTCCTGCTTCCTTAGAAGATGGAAAAAGGCACAATACAGGAATATACGTACATAATATACCTGAAAATCCACTGACAGGTGTAGCCAGTATTAATTATAAACAAGCAGAAAAAAGAGGGTATTTTAAACTAGATTTTCTAAATGTAAGTATATATAAAGATATCCTCAATGAAGAACATCTTGTAAAACTACTTAATCAGGAGCCATTATGGGATTTACTGGAACAGGACGATTTCGTCAACTTGCTCTTTCACGTCAACGGACATGGTTCGATCTTAAGAGAAATGAAACCAAAGACAATACCCCAACTAGCGGCAGTTTTGGCTATGATACGCCCCGCGAAACGCTATCTGATTGGGAAAGATTGGACTACAGTGATGAACGAAGTATGGACTAAACCTGAGGGTGACGAATATTATTTTAAAAAATCACATGCTATTGCCTATGCTGCCGCTGTGATTGTTCAAATGAATTTAATTTGCGAAAATATTAGTTACGAATTTGGTTGATGCTTTCTAACCGCTCTAACCAATTGGATACTCTTTCTTTTTACTCTTCTTTCTGCTATTTCGCTTAGATTTACGATTGGTCCAAATAAAACCTCAACATCTTTATAATTGAAGGTTTTTATATATGGTCTGTATAATATCATTTCTTTTTTTAGGAAGATATTAATTGGTATTTTTCTATTACTTTCCCACCACCAAATTTCACCTAGATGTAGGAAAACCTTGCGAAGTTCCTCATCTACAATCATATTCAAATCATATATACTTGCAACATTATCATCACAATTAATAATGATCCCCAAATACTCTTTATCATTTGATTTAATACAACTAATGTAGGGATAATTTTTTTCGAACTCTTCTTTCATCCTATGTCTATAAATATTGGTATGCAAAACTTACCGATCTATTTATACCAAAACATTTACGATGTAATTTTAGATTTGGATTCTACTGTAAGAGGGGTTAA